CTAGTGGCGAACCTGCCACTGCCGCCGATGTTACCGTCACGGTTATCTCGCCATCAGTCGAACATCCGGCTGTAACCTCGATAGATTCAACTTGAGCTACGCCCTTGAATGCGATATGGACATCCTCGAGGCCGTATGTTACTTTGTTACCCATTGATTAACCCCCTATCAATTGTATTGTATAGACTACTTGGAACATTTTTTCCGAGTCAATCCATGTCTCAGATTTTGAATAAGGCAAGCGTAATTCCTTGAGTTTATCCTGGACCAATTTCTCGCTGACCGGATCTTTTTTGTTCGTGTAGAGCTCGATATTAAAACTGCTAATATCAACATAGTTTTGATTGTCAGCCTTGAAATCATCGTCGTTGGCAAATTGATACGTGATAAACGGAGGAGGTGGTGCAGGATTCTCAGGGGTGGATACGAACTCGCTGTAGGCCACTGGCATACCGAGGCTTTCGAGTGTTGCTAATAATTCGGGTTGCGTCATGCATCCACCCTCCTACCTTTTCCAAATCTCTTCTTGGCTAACGAGTCTGATTTTGCGTGGGAGTTGTGCTGGATTTACCATTTGGATAATGCGCATAAGTTGCTCTTTAGCCAACAGTATTTCTTCTGCTTCTTTGTCATATCCCATGACACCTTTATATTGCCAGTCAAATAGATTATAAAGTTCAGTCCCCTTGTTGAACTTATCGCACTTTTTGCATTCGGTTATTTTAACGCCGAACGTTAAGCTTCCTGCTGGCCTTTTCTTTTTGAACCATTTCTTCCAAAACATACTTACACATCTCCACCTCGTTCAATGATCCTTCGAATGTGATCCGGAAGTTCTTGTTTATTCCGCATATACGCAGGGAAGAAATGCGGGAAAGCCCTGGCTCTTCCTCCGCCGCGCAAGGCGTGACCGAATTCGAGTAAATGGACTAGGTTGTAGTATTTCTTATTCCAGATAATACGCCTAGTTTTTCCGTACTCGTCTTTTGACGAAATAATTAAGGCCCTCGCATAGTTACCATTGCGAAAAGGAGCAGCCTGAGCAATCTCTACAAGCATTGTCTGCGCCACTTCATCTGTCTTTCTTGCGATTGCTGCAGACACATCTTCTGTGTATTCCCTGACTGCACTTGCGATTGCGTCACCCAGTTGATCGATTCGGACACCATTAGCCATCGGCAGCCACCCTTTCACAGCTCAGGCGGATCTTTTCTCCGCGTCCTTCTGTGCGAATGATACGGTAGGTAACGGCGTTGTGCTTGAGTTTTTCTTCGCCTTGGTACTCACGCGTGTATATTTCGAATCGCTTTTCAGGACGAAGACCAGCGACTGCAGCATTGTAGAATTCACCGGATCCTACCGAGAGCTCTTCGCCGAAGACTAGTCGTTCTGCGGGTACCTTAATCTGGTTACCGAGGTTATCCGGAACGACTGTGGAGCTAATCAAATAAACAGCTTGATCTTGCCTGCCCATTTAAACCACCTCATCACACCATCAGGTAGACGTCGACAGCCTTACCATTCAGTGCCGTGTTAAGGTCGACCGTGTTTGACTCGAGTACTGTTGCAGAAACGGCCACAGTGGCGGCTGTCGCTTCCTTTGTGTTGTCGTGGTATGCCGCCAAGACGGTATTGTGAGCCAACTTACACGGCAAACCGAGTTTGTCTCCCCAGCCAACGCTTACGGTGTCAGTTCCAACATGAGTTTCTATGGGCAGATCAATCTGTGTAACTGTTTTAAATGCTTTCGTTCCCTCAACAGCAGTAGCTCCATTTAATGCGATAGTCTCTGTGATAGCAGAGTCAACGTAGTTTGTTCCGGTAATAACAACATTACCAGCTATCCCCGCGGCATTCCCTTTGATTCGAATACTTCGCGGTACCACTGGATTCGTAATTGCAGTTGTGACCGCTTGGGCTTCGGCAGTTAAGGCTACCGCCGCATGTACCCCAGTGTCGCTAGCCGCAACTGCCTGAGTAGTGGACCAACTCATACGAGCCAAGAAAGCGCGGTCTAACGTTATTCCTGCATCATTTTTAATAACCTGTCCTTTAGGATCAAAAGGTCGCATAGTCTTATCCCTCCATTCGTTTGTTTAGCCCATTGCTAATTGACTAAGTAAAGTATAAAAGGCGGGGGAGAATTTGATCTCCCCGCCTCCTACATTCCACAAATCGGCGACACCCATGACAATGACTCCAACTGCCAGGTCATCAAGCATCATCTCATCGGATACCCCGGCCCGCTTCATGAATGACTTTACTGCCAGAAGTTTTTGTGTAAGAACTCCATCGAAGGCCGAGCTTTCGACCTGGATATTGAGTCCTTTTTTGCATTCGGTCAAAAGCTCAGCATCGGTCATCTAATAACACATCCTCGTTTAATTATCGGTTTCTCATTCCGGATTATCAGGCGCCTTTCTTAACGATAACAACGCCATTCGGATCGATGAGCTTGCCGTCGACGATCATGATCGCTTTGTCGATCCACTCATTGGTGTCGTGATCAAGGTAGCGGTACATGGTCATTTGCATATTGGTGTTTAATCCGTAGTTTTTGAGGTTGCAGTATACAGCCACGACAGCACCGACAGCAGCATCATCGTAGTTTGCAACCACATCGTCTTCAACTAAGATTACTTCTTTGCCACCGAACCGTTCTTGGGCTCCATCAGTGATACCGTAGTTAATCCGTCCGATTGGTTGACCGTTAGCATCCACCATGCCATCAACGTAACCCTCAAACGTTCCAGAGGCCATGATGAAAGCGGCTCCAGCTTTATATTTCAGAGGCATTTTGGCGAAGATCTTCTTTTTCCATGCGTCCCATGCGGTGAAATCTCCGGATGCAATTGTTACGACTTGTGCAACCGGTACTCGTGGATCCACAGTAATACCAAGGGCCTTCCCGTTTCCATCGCCAGAGATAATCGCGAGATCCATTCCCTGCACCATAGCCTCCACGATGAGGTCAGTGATCGTGGTTTCAAAGCCAGTGAGCGTTACGGTGTCAGACAGGAGAGAAGTGGATACCTTGCACTCCAAACCGTAGTAGGAGAAGGAAATATTGGTGTTCGCTGTAACTTTCTTTTTGTCGGAGGTTGCTGCCTCGCCGATCCACGTGGCAGTCGGCTTCAGAGAGAGAATCGGGACCGTTACGCCGCCCTTGATATTGAGCTTGCGGACACGGTTAAAGATCTGTCCGTACTCAGTTACCTTTCGGATGACTTCATTGAGGATTGTGGAGGGGATTACAGCAGAAACATCTGTAGTCGTGGTCATCGCATCAGCACGAAGCTCAGGCGTGATCTCCCCGGTCTTGGCGAACTTCATGAACGCGGTGCGGTATTCGAGGGTAGAGTATTTATCTTCAGGTTCTGCGGTGCGTTGGGCAGCAGGTGGTTGTCCACCCTGTACGCCATAGGTTGCAATGACGTTGAATGGCACAGCAGGTGTTCCCCGTTGTTCGCCAGGTACTCCAGGAGTTCCAGGCTTGGGTTCGCCCCGGAATTCACCTTCGGCGGGCTCATCATCAGGCATTGCGTCAGTGATACTGCGAAGTTCGGCAATTTCAGAGTTTAGGGTTTCGAGTTCAGCGTTAATGCTCCGTAATTCGCCGATGACCTCGGTTGCATTTGCTTTGATTCCGAGTTCTGCTTTCCGAGCCTCTTTCTTTGCCAATAATGCTAAAAGTTTTTTCTTATTCATATATTTCACCTTAACCTTTCATTAATATTTGTGATCTTAATCTCAAGAGTTCTAGTTCTTGCCCGCTTTTCGAGTTATCCAACTTTGACCGAGCATTCTCCAATGCCTCTTTATCCACACTATCCAGCGTTTCGTCACGGGCCATTATGTTAGTCTCCTCGTATTGAGGGGACCATAATGCTGATATTTCATAAATCTTGCTAAATTTAAGGATCTCCCTAGTGGGCAAATCGCTGTCTAGGTTGAGCCATTTCTGCTCCCTAACCGAGAACGAAAAACTCATCCCTGATACATCCTGCCTTTTTACCGCAGAATACAGCGCTTTAGCGTCGGAGTTATTATCGACATCAAGCTTCGCCCTAAAGCTTAGCCCGCGGTCATCGACAGTTATCTGCATCGTTGAGTTAGCGTTGTTGTTGCGGCTCCTCGCTAAGGGAATAGTTCGCCCATTGTGGTGAATAAAAAGAGGTACGTCCTTTAAGTCCGCACCATCAAGGGCTCCGCGCTTAATAATTTCTTCAAACCAATTACCGACGTTAGTTCTTGTTTCGTAAACTATCGCTAAGCCTTCAATAATCGCACCCGGCTCGCTTTCACTAGGCTCCACAGCCCTAATTTCCTGAACTTCAAAATATCTTTTAAGCTTGTCGTCTCTTTTTTCTGGATTTTCCTTAGCCATTTTCCTTTATTCCCCCTTACCCTTAGTCTTTGATTGCCCCATTTGGTACGCCGAGATCATCGCCTTATCGATATAGTTAAGACTCTGCGTGATACGCTCCCCGCCAGGTACTGGTGGATAACCCAACAGCGCCAGCTTTTGATTATCCTGTAGTAATCCCTGCTCACCTGCTGTCTTCAATAGCTCAAGCTTTGACTTTGTGCTTAAGTACATCATGTCTCGCTGGTAAAAGACCATCTCGTTGCCAACATCAAGCTCGCGCTGCGTGAACAGACACTTAGAAAACGCTTGACCTAGACTAATAATCAAGGGCTCAAGAGTTTTTTCGTAGAATGCTTGGTATTGTTCGTCAGTGAAGTCTCCGCTTAATATACATGCGGGGACCTTTATGTACCTCAGGACTTTATTGTCGAGGAACTCCATAGTGTCCTTATCAATAAGCTTAGGATCAACAGTGATTGGAGTGTAATCACCCTTTAAATCCATTGGCAATATGCCTGTTGTGCCACTCTCAATCTTCGCTTCGAACTTATCTCTCTCTGCCTGTTGCTTTTCGTCGTCGAGCATTGTGGCAATCTTGAAGATACCACGAATTGACAAGCTTGTTTTAATCGCCTTTCCAATTCCCTGAAGTACAGTGTCATTAATTTCAAGGACCTTGAGCAGTGCGGCATTATCTGGCTGGCCGTTTCTTCCTCCGCCCATGATGGAGTTAATACTGAACTTCTTCCGAAGGTGGATGACGTCCGAGTAGGCCAGCATGAAGTTATCGCCACTCTCAAAATGCAGGTCCACAAATAACTTTCCGGTTGAGTCCTGGACAAAATCAACGCGCCTTGGATCCAGGGGGTAGAACGCAGTGTAGTTTATATAGGTGCCGCGATTATCCGTAATTGTCTCATAGACTGGATAAATAAATGCGTTACAATTCAACTCCAAGAGCCAAATAATCTTCTCGAGGAAATCTTTTGTCGTCATCAGCTCATTTGGGGCAAATTTAAACAGCCTGTTTAGGCTGCTGTTGACGGTTGTCTGCATTCCGTTTTTATCGGTTCGAATATGCCTTGGCATGAGCTTACTTATCTCGGTTGCAATCACATCAATGCAGTTTTGCACGACGTCTGATGCGTAAATTGACTGTCCAAATTGCGAGAAGATCGCCAGGTTACCGTCGAGGAATTTTGCGTACTGCATTTGACGTTGTTTTTCTTTTGAGCTAAACATGTTTTTGATAAAATCT